TACCGCACCATAAAAGGCTAGAGCGACCATACCTACGCCTACAAGTATTTCCATGTTACGCCACTTTCTTTCTTTCTCCGTCGAACCACTTGCGGCAGTCCAAACACTGGTGCCGTTGGATTTTGAAGCAAGCGGTGTATCTAGGTCCGCGCTTCTGCGTACGCTTACTGTGACAGAACACACACGCGTGAGCCCCTGCTGCACGAATGGCAGGATGGTTCTCAATGTGCGGGCCCATTTCGTTGTAAAGACGCTCGGTAACAATTATGTCGCCTTTACAGTAATCGACCATTCTCCGGCGAGCCTCTTTACTGCCCTCCATGACCTTACGCCACAGAGGAAAGCCTTCGTGCTCTACCTTTTTACCGATGTCGAGGTACTGAACGATGTAATCGAGCTTATTACTAAGGAAGCGGAAGTACGCCCGCGCAGCCTTCTCAAGATCGATGTGTGTAAGCTTCGGCATCGGGCCGAGTTTGTATTTAAGGAGTTCAGTTCTAATCCAAGGTATGTCAAACCGTGCTCCATTCTTACTTACGACGGCGTCGCACTCCTCAAGGAGCGCAAGGGTTTCTCGGAGCATTTCGCGTTGGCCTAGTTCCCAACCGGCAAGACAGTGTGTCCTGCGCTCTCCTACCCACTTGTAACCCACACATAAGATGTACGGGTGAGCTTTTACTTGATCGACACCGAAGTTCTGCTTGTGCATACCCCACCCCCAAAGCTCAGCAGGGGCGGTTTCAATGTCGATTACTAGGATACGTGGTTTATGCATTCTTCTTCAGAAGACGAGTTCGCACACCCTTAGCGTCTTGCTTCCGTTTGTACGGACCCGTCCAGCGAGACCCGTAGCCTGTGTGATCGACTACCCAGAACTCGTCGTCATTCGTCTGAGCAATCGTCAGCGTCCCCGGAAGGTCGCTTCTCTTTCCACCAAGCCAAAGGAATAGTGCCTTCAGCCCACGGGAAACCGTGTTTTTCAGCCCACTCCCAATTTTTGAGTTTGGCTCTTTTGTTTCGTTTACCATTTGCATTTTGAAAAACAAACCTTATATCTAAGTCGGGATTGGATCGCTTGACTGCAATCATTTTCTTGCACGACGCTGCGTCCAAATACCCCTTTGCCTCGACTATGATACCGTTCGGAAGAACGAAGTCAGGCAAGTAAGAGCCGCGCATGATGTAAGGTATAAAATACGGCTAGTGGATTAAAGAACGGCGACTGCGCTTGGCAGCATCCCAAATGGTCTCTTCGAACTTACTCCGAAAACTAGGCGGGGATTTCTTCGTCACCGTCAATCGGAGTTACAACAATTCGCATCAAAGGTATCTGGTACTCTCGGATGATGTTACCAGTTCTGTAGAAAACGTTACGAGAACCATCCAGAACGTTGTGATGGTCGGCCGTAAACGTGTCCTGTTTAATTACGTCATTTTGGTCGATTTGCATCTGATAAGTTACAGTGAACTTTCGAAGAGGCAAAATACGTAGCTCGTTGTTCAAATGTTACTCCACTGCTCTGCCATTGCATTTGCAATGCCTTGGTATGTTCGAGAGCGTTCTTTCCACCTGTCTGGACCGGGAGACTCTCTGTGAACCCGAGGAAACCTACCCTCCACAATTTCTGTGGGTTGTAGTTTAGGAAGATTCTTCAACCAAAGACCTGTCTTTTTTGTCTCTCCGTGACCAAATTGCCAAGGCTGAATATATTGATCCGGAGGTCTGATAGCCGTGCTAATCACGGAGACTGGGTGTTCAACACAAATGTGTTTAACAGGGGCCTCTAAAAAGAAGCGAAAAAAGTCGATGCCTTCTTCACGTTCGGGAGAACCGGCATAAGTCCCGTTCCCACTCACACACGTATATGTACAAGGAGGATGTGCAATCAACAAATCCCAGTTATTCGAATACAAGAAGGAACGTACATCTCCCTTATAGTGCGGACCAGGTATTTCTGTGTCCAATAAGTCACAACTAATTGTGTCGTGACCTTTCTCTCTAAAAGCTTCCCGAATAATTCCTGAGAATTCACAAGCAATTAATACTTTCATCGTAGTTTAGCTTGAAGGGCTTCTACCGTCTCGTCGACTTCCTTCAAGAATCGTCTTACGTGTTCTTCAATGTCAGCGATTTCTCGGTCGTCTCGCTCAAAACGTTGAATGTGTAGTTGTAGGGCGTCAGGCAGCCGAGGGTCAAAGGACACGAAGTCGCACCATTTACGACCCGTACAAGCCATTTGCCAAAGCATTTGAAGCCTGTACTGTTCTTTGACGTCCGCACCCAACAGCGTTTCAATGTGCGTAGCCGTAGTCGGACACTTAATTTCAATCAGTCCGTCTTCGCCTACGAGACCGTCGGGAGAAGCTCCCGCCATTCCGATGGTCGGGTGGTCAACAAAACCTACATCTTCTACGGCAGAGCCCGTTGCCTTTGTGTAGGCCTCTTTGGCGGGAGCTTCCTGTGCGATACCCCACTCAATGTACTCGTTCGTAAAGGGCTCGGGGTCTTTGTCACTGAGACGCTCTGTAACCAGTTGGGCAGCGTAGTGTTTACGGCTCGCCGCCCAGTTGCCGTTTCTGATTGTGGCTAGTATGTCTCCTATTCGAGACGCCGTTACTTTACCTTTACGGGCGGCAAACCAGCCTTCACTACGTTGTTCCATTTAACTCCTAGAAAAAGTGGGTGGCTGCTGCTCTGAGGAACGAGCCATTTAACTTCGCCATTTTATATCTCTAGGTGAGATAGCGCGGCACCACCTGTCCGGCGCAAAGGAGGAAAAGCCGGACGAAAAGAAATCACCGATAGGCAGCGTCCTACCCTGCGATAATGTTGGAAGCTCGGTGAGCACACTTCCTTCACCGTACAAATTCAGGGTACGGTCCCTATCCAGAGGGTTCGCGGCCCGTCCGGAAAACCTCGTTTAAGCTATAACTATAATAAACAGCACTACAAAGAAGAAAATAAGTGATGTGTTATCCATTGAGAGAGTCCTCGTCTGGCAGTGGCGGCGACTCTGCTACGCAAGAGCCGTCACCGATAACCACCGGTTCGCTAAAGTCCTCTACAGCCTGAACGTAAGGGCTGTCGTCTGGCAGGGGTGCAAACTCCTGTCGAACGTACTCCTTGTGTTCGAGGACTCGAATGGCTACCGGATACAGGCCGTAGCGGGCTTGTGCCGCCTTGGTCTTTCCGTAGTCTACGACGTCCAGCTTGACCTCAATCAGACTACCGTTGCCAATCTTCTTCGAGGGGTCCCACGGACGATTGCGAGGGTCTACTACCGTGATAGGACGCGCAGGAGAGCCGTCGTTAAGCTCGGCCCGCTGCTTAAGGGTCAGGAACTTAGCACGTTCGTCGCCCTTGTCCTTAAGCTTGTGGTCAACGCCTAGGCGCTTAAGCTCTGCGACGGCCTCGGCGTCGGGCGTAAAGTCGAACGTCCACTCCTTACCGTCCTTGTTGTAGTTAAACACAGGGTCGCCTAGAACCTTCGTCCAGTTGGTGACACCCTTCAAATAAACAGTTTCTCTTTCCATATTTCTCGTTAAGTCCTTTCTTCTACTTATACAGGCATTATACTACATTTTTGACAGTTTGTCAAGCTCTTTTTTAACTTCTTCGTATAATTGGTCCGCTTCTTTTTGAGAAGAGCAACGAATGAACCAACTTCTACTGTTAATCCCTTCTATACGAAGACCAAAATCAGCTCCTCCAGCTTCGTGCCCTATTTTATGAAAGAGAGCAACCGAAACTACTCCGGTTAAGTCAATGTAAACCGATCTTTGAGCCCAAATCTCTGGATTAGGCGTCTTAATCTCATAAAAATACGGTAATTTTAATGCGTCTCTGCCCATGTTCTTCCTACTTTTGCGTCGCATTCCATTGGCACACGGTATTTAAAGAAGGCTCCGGCGCGCCTAAAGGCATCAGAACAAATATGTATAAAATCCCCAACGTGGCTAGCATTAACGTCATACTGAAATTCATCGTGAATGTCTCCAACCTTAAGTACGTCCAAGTTTTCCTTACGAACGTCTGCGTCAATGTAAATGGCAGCCAACTTCATAATTCGGCTTTCGTCGCCTTGCAGTAAGTAAGGAATAAC